CACGAGAGTCAATGTGATGACCAACAGTGCACAATGGGCTGAACAAACTGACATAACTGACATAAGCTCACAAATAAACAACATAGAAACAACAGTACAAAACAACAGTGCTGCATGGGGTGTAGATCAGGACACACAATCGATAAGTCTAATGAATGATGTTGATGTAACCACAGTAGAACATAATGATATACTACGTTACGATTCATCTGAACAGAAATGGTATCCGTCACAAGACATGTACAGCAACACCACCGGTGTTACTGCTTTGACGTCTTTCAAGGGATTAGAAGACACACCAGTCACATACACCGGAGCCGGTAAATTCGTTCAAATAAACAACAGCAATGACGGTTTGATGTTTGTTGAACATGATACTGATTCATGGAATGACACTAATAGTGTTGTTGCAACCAATAGCGCTTTCTGGAGTGATCATACAGACATAACCAACACACAAGATCAGCTTGATGATATATATAGCGTAGTGCAGATCAACAGCGCCGATTGGGCGGAACGTACTGACATTACCGATATAAGCGACACAGTACAGTCACTACGAGGTGATGTGGAGACACTATCTGATGATATGTCCACCAATGTAGATGTTACAAACAATCTACAGAATCAAGTCAACACCATACATAATGATTTTCAAAACGATATAACCAATCTAACACAATCTAGTGATGATGTCATAACCACGGTGTCTACTAATAGTGCACATTGGGCTGACCATACTGATGTGACTGACTTGCAAACAGTTGTACAAACAAACAGTTCACACTGGGGAGATCATACTGACACAACTACACTCGAGAGTCAAATAAACAATGTGGAGAGTGCAGCCAATACCAATTTAACATCCATAACAAACATAGAGAGTGATGTTGATTCATTACAAACAACAACACAAGGTCACACGAACGATATATCTGATATATTAACATCATTAGGACAAACGAACAGTAACGTAGATGATGTATCAACAACTGTTGCAACAAACAGCTCAACGTGGGATGATACATACACACATATACGTGCTGCTAGTGCGGATTGGGCTGTACTGGATAGTAATGGTAGACTGATGACAGATCAGATACCGGAATTGAGCATCACACAAACATACACAGTACAAAACCCGGAAGAAGTTGAAACGTTGAACCCCGTGGAAGGAATACAACGCGGTGACATTGTGATTGTTAACACCACGTACGACAATTTGGTAGCCAAACAGGACAATCCATCCGGTGCGTACAATCCATCTACTAAAGCATATTCCGGTTATAGTAAGCTTGCTAGACCAGATGCATTTGTAACGTCAGTAAATGATGAGTATGGTAACGTGACACTAACATCGGATGATATCTCAGATGTGGATCAAGACAATAAATGGGTGACACAACAGGAAAAAGACACATGGAATGCTATCAACACAAACTATATAAACGCAAGTGGTGATACATTGACAGGTGATCTAGACACACAATCAAAACTGTTATCTGGGGGAGTCGAGCTACATGATATCTTTTCAATCAACAACAACATAAACGGCGATCAGCAAATCTCCGGAGATTCGCAGGCACAATCATACAAAGGTGCGTACAAAACAACTGACACCACCGGTGCTGAAGCAGCTGGTATCACTCAAGATGTTAACGTTGGTGGTAATATTTTACATATTGTAAATGGTATTATAGTTGGTGTGACAGATGAATCATGAGTGATTACGGGTCCAGCAACAGCACAGAAGTAAAGCCTCTGAGCTCGTACTACAGTACGAATTTGAATCCTATTGTGAATTCATATGAAAAGCTAGCGCGTAGAATAGCATACACATTAGGGTATCCTCAAATTAATATCGAAGCACATCAAAACCAAGTGATGGAAAATATCAGCATCTCAATTGAAATGTTCACAAAGTTTGCTGGTTACACCGAAGAGCTTCTCACATTCAATTCCAAATTGTACAAACCAGGTGAGGGTCTTAGAATGGATGTGTTATTCACCGCTACTGGTCAGATGAAGTCCAGCACACCTGCTAGTGAAGAAACAACGCTGGATGATGATCTGTACACTATAGGTAAATCAACAATAGGTGACAGTCCAAAATCATTCGCAATCTCTTACGAGAATGGTCAACCCAACATGAGAGGTTACGACTATCTGACCGATAGTTATCGAAAGGTTGTTGATATATTCGCGTTTGAGGAAGGTAGTAGTAGTGGTATAAACACACTATTCACAATTGAACAGACACTCGCACAACAGACATATTTCAGTTACGCGTTAGGTAAATATGGATTCGATCTGATCAGTTGGTTCACATTGAAGAATTGGCTTGACACTAGACGTAAATTGTTATCACAAGATTATTATTTTAGATTTGATGACAGGACGCAAACAATGTTCTTGACTCCGGAACCAAACATGGGTAACAAGCGTATGAGTTTTTATGGTATTGTTGGGGCGTATGTTGAACGCCCGGTGCATCAACTAGTCAGTGAACCATGGGTGTATCAATACGCGCTAGCATTGACCAAGATAAACATTGCTAGAATACGAGGCAAGTACAGTGGTACCAATTTGTTCGGTGGTGGTTCTCCAAATTATAGTGAGTTGTTGAGTGAGGGTAATGCCGAGAAGGACAAGCTAGAAACACAATTGTACGAAGGTGTACCAGGATTTGGTGACGGTCAACCACCACTGTTCTTTGTAGGGTGATGGAGTATATTTATAAAATAACCGTAACACGTGTGGTTGATGGCGATACAATAGATGCTATCATACATTTAGGATTCGATATTACTATCAAGAAAAGAATAAGACTGTACGGTATTGACACACCGGAAACCCGCACACGAGACAAACAAGTGAAGAAACGTGGACTAGCTGCCAAGGAAAGACTGCAGCAGATCATAGACGACCAATCCGGTGAGATATATCTAAAGTCTATGGACAAAGGTAAATATGGTAGATGTTTAGGCATTTTATTTGAAGCAGATTTTGATGACATGAGCATAAATGACGTGCTTGTTAGTGAAGGCCATGCAGTTGTGTACACAACATGAGAAAAAAGAAAAAGCCATACAGAAAGTACAAAGAGTATAGACAAGGTGTTTACAAACCAGTTAACAGCACCAAATACATTGGAGCTAAAAATCCTAGATATTTGAGCAGCTGGGAATTGAAATTTTTCAAGTGGTGTGACCGCAACCCACATGTTATAAAGTGGTCCAGTGAGAGTGTGTGTATACCGTATATTTCACCAGTGGATGGCCGCATGCATAGATATTTTGTTGACAACACTGTACATATATTCGAAGGTGACAAAACAGTAAAATATCTAATAGAGATAAAACCAAGCAAACAAACAAGACCACCCAAGCAACATGGTAACAAAAAAAGATCAACAATAGTGTATGAAGCAGCTCAATGGGGTGTGAATCAAGCCAAATGGAAGTCAGCCAAAGATTGGGCAGATAAAAATGGTTACATATTTCAAATTGTAACAGAAAAGGATTTCAATCTATTCACAAGATAACAGTAGAAAACAGCGCCATTTAAATAAATAATTATCAAATGCACGCTAAACTACTAGTTGAAACATCGGACCCGGCTGAGTTCGAATATATTATAGAGGAGAAAAACAGTCGTGAAGACTCCAGCATCTACATCAAAGGTCCATACGCTATGGCAGGTGGTGTTAATAAAAACAAAAGAAGCTATTGCCCTAAAGAGATGGCAAATGAAGTCAAACGATATACAGAATCGATGATCAACACCAAACGCGCATTAGGAGAATTAAACCACCCGACCAGTGCAGATGTAGATTTAGAGCGTGCATGTCACCTAGTAACAGAGTTAGTACCAAGCTCCGGTGATTCAAACGTGTATATAGGTAAATCAAAAGTACTATCAACACCAAGTGGTTTAATTGTTCAATCACTGATCAGAGATGGATGTAGTGTCGGCATGAGTACCAGGTCATTAGGCAAACTAGTTCAGTCTGAGGATAACAGTGACGTGAATCAAGTGAAAGACATGCGACTAGTAGCTATCGATTGTGTCGCAGATCCTAGCTTTGGTGAGGCATTTGTTAATGGTATTTTAGAAAGCAAGCAATATGTACTGGACAATTACGGACAGTACGTAGAGGCATATGAAAATTTAGAAACAGGTCTCAACAACTTACCCAAAAAGGATGTCGAGTCATACATAAAAGATAGTGTATTAACATTTTTAGACGCTATTAAAAATAAAATTTAATCATGAGTAAGAAACCACCTACACAAGAACAAACACAAGAGATAACCAAATTCATACAGAGTTTAGGTGAGAAAAATTACGCTGAAGCTAATAAATCTCTTCAAAAAACCATAGAAAATAAACTGATTAGCAGGATAAGTCAGTTCAAAAACATAAATATCTTTAAACAATGAGTGATAACCCAATAACCGAACAACTTAAAAAGGTTGCATCTGATGTCCTTTCAGAAGAAACTCTGCAAGAGATAGAGCAAGCATTCAATGAATCTGTACAATCTAAGGCAGAGGACCTAGCACAGCTTCGTGTCGAGAAGGCTCTTGTTGAGCAAGACGAAGAGCATGCCGTGAAGTTAGAGAAGCTACTCGAAGCAATAGATGCTGACCATACATCCAAACTACACCGTGTTGTAGAATCGATTGATAAAAATCATACCGGGAAACTGAAAGCTCTAGTGGAGAAGTTTCGTAAAGAGATCGACGGTGATGCAGTTACTTTCAAAGAAGGTCTAGTGAACAACATCAGCGACTATCTTGACTTGTATGTGGAGAAGTCGATCCCGGTTCAGGACATACAAGAGGCAGTTAAGAACAAGCATGCACTTGGTATACTAGAAAATTTACGCAAAGCGTTGAGCATTGACAAAGTGTTAGCTAATGAGTCAGTACGTGAAGCTGTTATTGATGGTAAGAATCAAATTGAGCAGATCACAGAACAGGCAAAACAATTGAAACAAGAGAACAAAACACTCAAACAGAATTTGAACTCAAAAGAAGCAGATCAAGCGTTGGTACGACTCACAGAAGGTCTACCAGCAACTAAAAAGCGACACATGACCAAAGTGTTTAATGGCAAATCTGTTGAGTTCATCAATGAAAATTTTCAATACACACTTGAGATGTTCGAGAAGAGCGAGAAAGACAAGCTTGTCGAGCTCAAAGAACAAGCCACAAGTGGTAAAAAGATTTCTGATAGACCAGTAAGTGAGAACAGAGAGGTTGTTAAAGAGAGCGTCGAACAAGCTATCGAACAAACCTCCCCCGACCAAATGCAGGACAAACATTTGTTTGACAACTACATGGGAGAGTTGGGGCGCTGGTAAAAATTTATGAGGCTTTACAGCCTGAGTTAGAAATAGGAAAACATTATTATTATGTCACAGGTAAAACCCGCACAATCATACATCGATCAAGAACGCGCAGGCGTCCTTCTTGAGAAGTGGGCACCCGTACTCGACTATAGTTCCGACAACGTTAAGGCCATTGAAAATGACCACTCTCGTTTGAACACCGCTATTCTTTTGGAGAACCAAGAGAACTGGTGCTTGCGTGAGAACAACGTTGCAGGAGCCGGAGGAGTGTTCGGTAACGCTGCTAGCATGGGACACGGTGGAGCAATGACTCCAGCGTCTGACTTCTACGCTACTGGCGACGCTCGTCTACCCAAGATTCTGATCCCGATGATTCGTCGTACATTCCCTGAACTAATTACTAATGAGATCGTAGGCGTTCAACCCATGAGCGGTCCTGTAGGACTCGCTTTTGCGATGCGTTACAAATACGAATCTGATTCTCTCGGACCTGACGGTCTGGACGGAATTGGGGACCACGGTCCTCATGACACCCAGACTGGTAACACCAACAAAACTACCTCCGGTAGGGAAGTGGGTTACCAAGAGCTCGACACACGTTTCACGGGTGCTGAGTCTGACGGACTTGGAGGATCTGACTTCACTGATAACATCGGTGAATTCGTTGCTGATGACGCAGGTGTTGCTAAAGCACTCGCTGACTACGAGCTTACAGGCAAGATTCCACAGATGGAAGTCTCTTTTGAGAAGACCGCTGTTGAAGCTGGCACACGTAGGCTTGCTGCTAGATGGAGTGTTGAGCTTGAGCAAGACCTCAAGAACATGAACGGTATTGATATTGACACTGAATTAACAAACGCTATGTCGTATGAAATTCAGGCCGAAATCGACCGTGAAATGCTCATGAGAATGGTTCAAGTAGCTGCCAAAAACGCTGCAGGAGGCAAGGGTGTTAGCACCTGGAGCCCTGCTAGTGCAGATGGCCGTTGGATGGCTGAGCGTAATCGTGACCTGTATGCTAAGATAATCGTCGAAGCGAATCGTATTGCTATTCGTAACCGTCGTGGAGCTGCCAACTTCTTGGTTGCTACACCTCGTGTATGCGCAATCTTGGAAATGCTCCCTGAGTTTCAGTGGATGCAAGTTCAAGGCAATGTGAACACCCAACCTGTTGGGATCGCACGCGTCGGAAATCTTGGTGGTAGGTTCAACGTTTATCGCGACACACGTACAGAAGGACAGTTCGAAGCTGATCAGCGTTCGACTCGTCTCGAGTACATTCTCCTTGGATATAAAGGACCTGAGTTTTATGACACAGGTATCATTTATTGTCCATACATCCCAGTGATGGTACAGAGAACAGTTGGTCCTAATGATTTTGCTCCACGTGTGGGTCTTTTGACTCGCTATGGTGTTGTTGACAACATCTTTGGTGCAGAACTTTATTACCACGTGATCGTGATTAAGAATCTCGGTGATTCGTTCACACCCGGCTCTAAGTCGGTGTACTTCGGATAATCTTATCAGATAGTTCTAACTGAGCCGTTGAAATGATACACACGGCGATAAAACAATTTTTTTCGACTCTTACAGGTGATGCTGAAGAGTCGTTTTTTTTTACTGCTTGGCAGTCTTGTGATGTGGTACCACACTCATTACAAGATCTTCACATTCTTGTTTTATCAGATGTTTATGAGAAGCTCGAACTGGATTGATATCAATACCACCTCGTCTTGCATACAAACATGTAACGATCAACTCTTCTGGTAACAGCACATCATGTAATCGTTTGTATATTGTCTCGCAAATCTCTTCATGGAAGTGACATTCATCTCTAAAAGAAACCACATACTTCAACAAACTCTCTGGATCAACATGTTGATGTCCTTTGTACATGATGTACACATCACCCCAATCTGGTTGACTTGTTACTCGACAATTACTTTTCAACAAGCTACTATGCCATCTGACCTCACGAGAATTCACCACATCATCAATAGGTGACATCTCTAATAACTCTGGCGTCTCACTATATGTATCGAAATGGATTCTCTTTGTTTCTAGAGGGTGAAAACAACTTTCTAATGTAGTGTATACCTTTTTACCAAAAACACTTTCTCCGTTGGGTACGCTATGTGCTGCTTGTGTCTTTACTTCAACTTGTGTTTCTAACAAATCACTCAAATCATTTGACGCTAGATAGTCGATCCTGGTCATGACATCTTCTGGTGTCTCACCACATTTGAACATGTTGAATGAATTGAAATACAATTTGATGCTCTTACTCTCAACAATGTATTTACTGTCACACGGATAAACAACTTTGGCCACACCAGCCACTGGTAATCCATTAAATGTTAACGCACTGACCTCATACGCATTCCATGTATCATATCCCGTAAAGGGTAGAGCATCATCACGAATATCAAGATGTTTCCTGTTGTTGCTTCTTGGTTCACTCACAAGTAGCTTAGGATCGTACTGATCTATATATTCAGACGTTTGCCCTAAATGCTTGGTTATTCTGCTGTTGTCTAATTTGTTTTGCTTTTTCATCGACTGTTTTATAAATTGTTTCTAAACGCTCATCTACTGTACCGGATAATCTTACAACTTTATCCACCCACCAGTAATCCTGAGCAAAGAGATCTTCATATCTATTGATAATATCTTGTCTAAATTTACGATCCACACTGCGTGTACCATCAGAAACCAATTTAACATCTTCTGGTTGTGTGTAAAATATTATGTCTAGATTACAAACTAAAAGATTGAGCAGCTCACATGCATATGTTGTCACCCATTCACTCACCGTGCCTCTACGACTAAGACAGGACGAGTACACGTAACCATCTAGTATACATCTATCTAGTATGTAACTTTCAGTTGTAGTATGATTTTTAAGATGTTCATTCAATATATAGAGTTGTGTTATGTCATTACCATCAGTATTAATTTTATACCCTAATCTCTTAACCTTTCTAGTCACTTCATCTACATAATTCCAACCATTACACTCAAGATAATACTCTTTACACTTGTTCAGTAGTGTAGTCTTACCTGTGCTTTGAGCCCCTGTGAAACCTATCAACATAATAATTCCATATTATAACATAATATCTTTTCGAATGCAACCATTAATGTGGAAATTTACTCCGGTCATCTAAGTCGTTTACATTCATTTCTGTGTACATGGCACATAACATGTTCCAAACAACCGCTGCAGCATGGTCCTCTGTGTTTTCACCTCTCCACCAAGCTTCTAGATGCCTGTGAGCACAATCGTAAAACACACTCAAAGGCATGCCTTTCATCCAATTGTTTTCACCATATTTCTCAGCACCATCAAGATATCTTCTCATCACACGCTTTAACTCATCATGTGGTATCAGGCTCATTCGGAGTTTACCTTCGTCTGTGTCGCGTTGAGCTCCGGTCTCAAACTGTCTATTCTTCTCTTCCTTCATTAATATCTTTTGCATCTATATGTTGATAATGTCCATGATATGTCCAACTACCACACCATGCGGCAACAAGGACACTAAAAATTGCTATCAAAGACCCTTGCACACCAATGTATACAGCAACAATCAGATTGATGATAGAAGCACCGGCCATCATTTTACCCTTACTATTTAAATTTCGCCATGGAGCTATCATCACGGTGTAACTTTAGGTCCCTTTCTATCCCATAAATCTACTTCGCATATTTTAAGTCGTTTGTTTGTGCATGTAAATCTTTTGAAATTTAACCCCCCGGGCAGTCTCTTCCGGGTCAATGTTCTTTTATCAATCTCAACACAACAAATCAAATCAGTACCGTTGTAACCTTCTTCGTACGATTTCGTTAACATTCCATCCGGATGTACAAAACCAACAACAACACCATACTTAGCGCCAGGAAATTTACCGTGTCTAACTACATCTCCAATCTCATAAGATTTAGACGTCCTAAGCTTGAAATTAATATCTACATGCTTGCATTTATTTGCAAGCACAGTGTATCTATAGTATGATCCATCACTCTTTGTTCTATGCTTACATCTTTTATTCAGTAGGTATACTTCATATTTCATTCGCTCACCAACGCCGATGAAGCTTACAACCTCACCTACATGAGATACTACCGGTGTACCTTTTTTAAATTTAACAGCACTACCAATATCAATCGGTGTATCTATCAATAACTTTAGAAAGCGTCTCATTCGATTCTTTATGTGACCATTGTTTTACACGTCTATATTGTGTTGCATTACCTTCTAACACAATTATGTTTGTGGGTGAATTTATATGTGTTAATCTCTTTGGTAATTTTAAAGATGACATGTTCATGTCTATTTTAATGTTATGGTCCAATGTGATGTGATGTTCAGATTTTATCACGGTGCAAGATGTTGCAGATAATGCTGCTAAAGCTAATGTACTGATTTTTTTAATTTGTTTCATTCATTATGTTTTAAGAAGTCTATCCATAATTGTGTAGCCATCTCATGTAATCGGCAACTTATTGTCTCAACTCCAGAATATACATTATGTGTAGAACATTCTGCTAACACTGGACCTTCATCGACACCGGCTGTGACTTCATGTATCACACAACCTATATGTTTATATCGTTCCTCATTGAATGACTCTGCAACTCTCTTCTGTGGATCCGCTCCTTTTAATTCAGGATATTTTGTTACCAAACCAGGGTGTAAATTATATATCTCGTACTCATCACATATCTCTGGAGGTATTATTCTCATCCAACCGTGTAATGTCACAATTGTGTCTGGTTGTAAGATGCCTCTGTAATCTTGTACGGTTGGTTTCTTAGGTACGTATATGTTTTCCTGTATACCTTCATGTATGTCATCTGCACCAGGTTCTTTATTTGTGACTATTACATCTGGAAAACGACCTAATTTATTAGAAATGTTTACTATTTCAGTACCTGTATGACTGAAAAAGGCTGTCCAGTGTTTATTTTCTAACATATTATCTACCAATAATCTTTTTAAACATGTCAGTGTTGTATATGATGTCTTCCATCTGATCATCATCAACCTCATGTTCGATAAGATTAGCTAACAATTGTGTTGGTTTGAATGTCAATCCCATATCATCATTGTACCTATAACCTTTAATTGCTGCAACTATAGGGTTGCTCGTGTCAACACTCCTTATGTTGTGTACATCATTATCAACATAAAATCTAAACTCCTTGGCTAAGCTACAACCCAACAGGTGATGAGGTTTATTCCAACACCAGATACCCTCATCTATTAATTGCCGGATGAAACGCTGCCTCCCGGAGCAGAATAATTGCAGTTTAGTATCAGCAGCTCCATTATCATAACCCGTAACCTGAAAATATTCATAATCAAAACTAATAGCAATATAATCTGCATTCTCTGCCATATACTTGTAACACTTGACCAGATCATTCCATGTCTTTCCTTGTACAACTCCTATTCTCAATGCATCAGTTGTACTACTATATTCCGAACACCACTTCTTCCATTGATGTATTGTTTCTGCCGCATCTTCTAAAACGTCAGGTACTATATAATAGTTTGGATCTAACTTTTCAACCCACTCTGCATACTTGACTGGATCAAAAGATTTTTTTAGTTCAAATATACTATTGTCTAAAAGTACTGCTGTTGATGTGTTGCTCGTTAAATTTTTGAAAAAATTATAATATTCTGGTTGTTCCTCGAATAGATGCACTAATGCATAAGCGTAATCGTTATATTGTAGCGACCTTTCTAACATTGAGATCGGACTTTCATGTGATACTTCAATTAACATATCTTAATTATATGAACTCTAGTTGCATTTGTCAACGTGAATCTTTATAATTTTTTAATAAATATCAATGAATATGAACGAACAACCAGACTTATCAGCAGGAGCTAGACGTGTCATGATGTATGCTAAGAAATTAGCTAGAGATTATCATCATGACTTTATAACGACAGAGCATATATTGCTGGGCATACTAGACAGTGATCGAGTGCCTCGTAGCTTGAAAATAATGCAATCAGTACATCAAATAGACACAGATGGTTTTCGATCGTTTGTGGTAACAAATTTAGCGAAGTTCAAAGGCCCCAAAAAGCCGGAACTTGCTGATATTGAACCGAGCGGTAGATTGCTGAAAATGTTAACTTTCGCTAGCTGTATAGCACAAGAGATGGAAGCACCAGTAGTTGATATAGACCATCTGTTGTTGAGTATATTAGTTAGTGATAGTGGTAGTGGTAATAACATATTCAAGCTCAAGAATATAGATGTGGATAAATTGTATGAAGATATATATTCTAAAATCGAACCAACGAAGCAAAAGAAGAAAAGACGAACAAAACAAAAGGCTGGCTCCGGATCCAATAATGATGCAGATGATGATGCAGCACATCAAGAGAGTGTTCTTGAGAAGTATGCAGTCAACTTAACAAGAGAAGCCATGGCTGAAACCTTGGATCCTGTTATAGGTCGAGATGATGATGTATACACAGTCATAGAGATACTCAGCAGAAGAAGTAAAAACAATCCTGTACTCATAGGTGAACCTGGCGTGGGTAAGACAGCTATTGTTGAGTTGCTTGCTCAACGCATAGCTAGACACACCGTACCATATAATCTTAGAAACAAACAAATATATACTGTTGACCTGGCTCAAATGGTAGCAGGTACAATATACAGAGGTCAATTTGAAGAACGATTAAAAGAAGTCATAAATTATGCACAACAACATCCAGATGTTATATTGTTTATAGATGAGCTACACACATTAGTTGGAGCCGGAAGTACTTCAGGTAGTATGGATGCTAGTAACATATTGAAACCAGCATTAGCCAGAGGTAAAATATGTTGTATAGGAGCAACAACGTTACAAGAATATAAGGAGCATGTGGAAGGTGATGGTGCGTTAGAAAGAAGATTTCAGTCAGTGTTAGTTGAAGAGCCTACAAATCAAGACACAACACAAATATTGAAAGGCATAAAGCATAAATACGAGGAGTATCACAACGTTAGATACACACGCGCGATACTAACGGAGATCGTTAGATTGTGTGATAGATATATACCTGATAAGAATTTCCCGGACAAGGCTATAGACATGCTAGATGAAGCGGGAGCCCGTTTAAAAATCGCCCGGTGTGATACAACGGAATTAGAAAAAACAGTCGAACAATTGGAAGAGGTGATAAACAATAAAAACAAATGTGTAGAGAATCAAGAGTTTGACACTGCATTAGGATACAGACAGACAGAGGAAGAGTTAGCAGTCATACTGGAAGGACTTATAGAGACACAACAACAGATAGAAACAAACACAGCCAAACCTATAAAGGTCACAGTCAATGATATAAGACAATTGGTCAGTGATCGATCCGGTGTGCCGGTTACAGCTCTCGAACAAAAGGAGGCTGATAGACTCAAAAAATTATCAATGTACATGAAGCATGATGTTATTGGTCAGGATGATGGTATTGACAAGATATGTAATGCAATCAAGAGAAACAGAGCAGGTGTGAGCGATCCAAATCGTCCGATATGCTCACTGTTGTTTCTAGGCCCAACAGGTGTTGGTAAGACACATCTAGCAAAGGTGTTAGGAGAACAGATGTTTCATGACGGACATTTCAAACAATATGATATGAGTGAGTTTAGTGAACGTCATAGTATTAGTAAATTGATCGGAAGTCCTCCTGGATATGTAGGTTACGGTGAGGGTGGTGATCTAACAGAGTTTGTACGATTGAATCCGTACAGTGTGTTGTTGTTTGATGAAGTGGAAAAAGCACACCCTGAAGTGTTACAAGTGTTCTTACAATTGTTAGAATATGGTAAACTGACTGACAGTGAAGGAGCTGATGTTAATTTTAAAAACACCATAGTAATTTTGACAAGTAACATAGGTGCTCATAAGTTCGAGAAGATGAACAGTGTTGGTTTTGCTACTACAGGTAACGATACAACAACAGGTGTATTAGAAGAGCTCAAGAAGACATATGCACCCGAGTTTATTAACAGACTTGATGAGATTGTAGTGTTTAAGAAGCTCGAGCAAGAGCACATCAAACATGTAACTACATTGTTACTCAAACAGTTAAAGAAAACATTGAGACGTAACACCAAAATAATAATGACATTTGATGACACTCTAGTAGATTATCTAGTCGACATGAACAAAGACACGGCGTATGGTGCACGTCCGTTGAGACGTCTCATAACTGAATATGTGGAAACACCTCTAGCTGATAGAATAATAGAAGACCCGAACGATATTAAATCTGTATTTGTTAATGTTCGAGCGGAGGAAGTGAAGTTTGATGTAACTCACAGTAATCAACCAACTCTCCGGCCACTTGAGATAGAACCTGATCAATAAAACTCTCGGTCAATTTAGGATATTTACCATGTGTTTCATAATATTTTGTTATGGTGTTGAGTAACAGATCCTCTTTGTAACATGTTAACACGTGGTGCATGTCGCTTTCTGTACTAAAAGTTAAAACCTGTTCGTAACACACAGGGCAGTGTGTATGTTCCTTCTCTTTATTGATAGAGTATTGTTCTAAATAGTCACATAATCCGAGAGTAAACTTCATTTGCCTAAATACTTATATGGGACCTATACTAAATACAATAATAGGAGCTGGAATTAAGCTGGGTGTCAACTGGATCAACGCATGGATTGAACAAAAACGACAAGATCAGATGATGTTGGCCGCGCGTGATGAAAAATTCATGGAAGCATTGTTAGCTAATCAACAAGCACAAGCAAATGATCCATTTGTGAAAAGCACCAGACGAGTACTCTTCATGAGCATAACATTTACATTATGTTACTTGATGCTGTATTACGCCATGAATCCAGGTATAACATATGATGTAATTGTACCCAAGGGAGAGAATGCTAGATGGGGGATATTCTCATGGATCTTCGGTGGTAGAGAATGGGAGATGGTACAAATGACCGGTGGGTTGTTACTGACCAGCTTTTTTGATCTATGCTTCATGGTTGTCGGTTTTTATGCCGTGCCTAGCAAACGTAGATAATCAACTCTCTTTGGTGGCTTTGAACACGTTCACTAGTTTGGCTATCACCGCTTCACCGTCTCCTAGATCCACAGGTGCTTCAACCGGTAGGGGCATACTGGTTGCTGAGTCATACTCTTCATCTCCGTAGCCATAATCACCGTAGATGTCTTCACCATCAGCATCTGCGTCAATTTCTAATGCTTCAGTATCCACTGGTTCAGGTGGCGGTGTCCATCCGTCAGCTTCAACCTTGTATATGTCGCTGAATATGATCCAGAGCAGCTGTTTGGTATGAGCGTTGCTCTTGCTCCTGGCCACAAAATCGATTATGTCCGCCTTAGTGAAAGTGCTCTGTAACGTTTTAATTGGGTTCTTGATACTTGAATAGCACTTGTGAGGTATGTACTCGTTGGCGATAGTAGCACAATCACGTATCACGTAGTAAGCACTCTTTTTACGTATCTCCACACCAGTGTCTGGTTTGACCATGGCCACACTACTCGGATGCAACAGATTGCTCTCTCGTATCTTACTCGAGCTCAGTATCTTCTTCTCAAAATTCATACAGTTATTTATTCTTGATCTATAACATCTTCAGCAGATTCACCAAGCAGCTTGTCAATCTTCGCCTCTATGGACGTGAGCCTGGCTACCATATCAGAAGCACAACACTGCTCCATCAACTTGACGTTATCTGCTTTTAGTTTATCTATTTCTGCGTATAGGTTATTGACTTTCTCTATCTCCCAATTTTTCATAACAGTATTTAGTCGAGACCCCAACGAAGTCAACAGCGCCGCAGGCGCTTCAAAGTTTTTTTTCCGCCGGAGCCGCAGGCTCCTTTGCCGCCGGCCACCGTTGTTCCGCTCACCAACCGTCAATCCTGATCAACATCCTTGGATCTGGCTCCACTGGCCCAGTTGCCCATCACTCGTTTGACACGTGACACTGCAGAATCCTTGGTGGGGGGTGTGGATTCTCGCCTGGCCGCCCATGCGCATGCTAGACTGATCAGTAACACCAGCCCCATGATCACTGTGAATGTGAGGTTCACGTCTGGCTGCGAGTCGATCAGCAGCTGCTTCTCTTGTGCAGATATGGTGCCATCACTGTTCAGGTCGATCTGACTCACTGCAACTTCAGATTGTTTGGATGTTGTGGAAGGTGTGGAAATTTTTTGCTGCTGCGCAGGCTTGTTCAGAGTGGTGCAACTTGTGAGCAAAGTTCCCAGGCCCGTGAACAGTACCAGCGTGGTGATCAGCAATGTTGTTGTCAGGTATAGCAAATCTCTCGCTTGTGTCATGTTATTATTTATCCGGGTCCACCAGTAACTCAACTGGGGCAATATGTCAGAGCTTGTGCTATCAACCATGTGAGCACCAACCACCATGTCAACTCGATCATGAACTTTAGATTGTCCCTCATGAGAGTATTTAAGTTGCGCACGGTGCTTATATGGTTAACGTCTCGGATTTGCGCGAAAAAAAATTTGGGCATGCGGTTCCCCGTTAACGTGATATCCGCTCTAGACTGGTTGTTTCTCGCACGCCCCTGTTCTAGATACCCGGTCCGTGTCTGAGCCACCACCACATGAAAAGACGGGGGCCTGTTTTGCAGCACCCCCGCCCAGGATCAGTTATGGATGCAAAGTGTCATGCGTCTGGAAAGGTGACCGTGCCACTCTCCACCTCGGCCAGCTCTCCTTTGAGATTGCTCAGCTGCACACTCAATCGTTGAATGCGTGAGATGATCTGTGCTGCTCGTCGTTCGTTCCGGTCTGGAGCGGCCTCTCTGCTCACATATCCTTCTCTGAACAGATCGATGTTGCCGTTGTACTTACGAACGATCAGGTTGTGAAGATATTTGTGATAGAAGCTTTTGCGTTTGTGAGTCTTGTTGCAGATGACTCGATAGTTGTTCAGGTCGATGCGCACATCATTCAAGTTCTTGTCCTTGAGAGTGTAGAGTACTTTTGCTCGGCGAGATTTTTTTGCTTTTGACATAACTGTTGTTGTGTTGGTGTTGTTGTTAAGATGTTATTATACGCTGGATGGCTCGAAGGCGCAACTAGGCTTTTACTATTGTGTATGGTGAGTGACTGGTCGATCGATCAAGCGTGCTCTCCAGGCTCTTGACGTACACCACGGCTGTTTCCAGGTTGTCTGCGTTGATGAGAAGTGTTCCGTTTTTCAATATCTGATACATGTGTTTATTATAATGGTTGTTCGTTTGAAGCGCAACTTATTTAGCTGCCACTGGTGGCCAGATGGCTCGGCAGGTGGCTGGTGCGGGTGTGACAAGCGGCAGTTCGGTCAATCGTCTCAGGTCTCGTCTCAGATAACACACTCGGTCCTGGTTGCGTGTGCTTGGCCAGTCGTGTGCTGCTCGTTCCGCCTGCCACAATCGATGTTGTAATGCTTTTATTTGATCCATACTCTAATTATCGGCCAATTGCTGCTGATGCGCAACATCTTTCTCGATCAACGTGACAATTCGATCGAACAACGTGAACATCATCTGATCACGTCTCTCACGGCGCGCCAGATGCCCCTCAAGTGCCACGTGATCAGTCCGTATTGTCGTTGCTGTATCCTCAATCGAATGCATCGCACGTGTGACGTGATCTGATCCTGTGTGCTCATTAACAATGTATCCGGCGACAAACGCCAGGGCGAAGGTGATTAGTAGTTTTATCATTTGTGTTTATCAATTGTCAGTCTATTTCGATCTTTATCAATTCTCTTGCGAACATGATGCCCACGCTGTTTTGTAGTCGCTCACATGCATTCACGCGGCAGTCCCATTCGGACCATTGTATGTCCGGGTCGTTGATGAACTCGTCGTCGCTCATCAGGCGTTTGGTCTCGGCTTGCACGTAACCTTCCAGATAGCTCTGCAGCTCTCGGTAGTCGTGTCGTGGTCTGTGGGTGTCGATCGTGTCGCTCATCCGTGCATCTGTTCAAATTGTTCCTGTCTCTCGGGTGTGTCAGGCGGACACATGCCGCAATCCTCCGCTTTCTCTTTCAGATTGATGAACTCGTCCATCATCTGTAGTCCGTACACTCCCAGATTCTCATGCATGTGAGTCTCCAGCAGTTCCCATATGTTGTTTTCTTGATCCATATTAACATTATCGTGGCGCACCCCCGAATGCGCAACTTTTTTTGTTTGTTCAATAGATGACATCTGAGAACAAATGATTCAAACTGTCTTTAAGATCCTCATAAACAGCAATTCTGATGCCTTCTTCATCCACACCATTCTCACCTGCTGCATCATAATCTCCATCTTTCTTGAGATCTGTTCTCATATCATCTTGCATCTCCTCTATCAATTTCTTCAAATCTTCCATAATTATATCTCCATATACATATATTCTTCATCCAACCAAATCACTCTGTCTCCTTTGGTGTTTTTGGTGCAGTTTGATGTGATGTGAGAGTATTCCTCTTCATCAATCTCATCAATTTCATTGTCTCCATTGTATAAGCTGATCACTAATATTTTTCTCATACTCTGATTATATGTTGATCACACAAAAAAGACAACTTCTGATCTGGTGTTTTTTGTGTATATTTCAACACAGTCCTCCCCATATGTGTAATATCATAGGACAACATAAAATTCAATCTACTTCCCTGAGCTTGAATCTGTCCTGTTTTCTAACCTGTATCCCAAATCATAAAATGATTATCTGAACTTTTGTTCAAATGTGCAACTTTTGGACAGGTGGATATTTCATGATTTTTTAAACCTGTTCTGCTGATAGGTTGATCTGATCCATCTGTTGCTTCAGCCTCTCTCCGCGATCAGGTCCCAAGCATGAGGTCCACGTGCTCCCCACCGATCACTCCGGCCATGGAAAAATTTGTGGTTGTAAATATTATCCACATCATGTTCCGTCCAGGCCACCACACTCGTCGGCGCCTAGTATGCTCACCACGTCCAGAGCACCACCCGCATGCACCACAAGCGTGCTTCTGGCAGTCCCATGGTCCATCAGGCTGTCATCGTGTGTGTCTATCAGCTCCTGGATCAACAGGTTGTGGGTCTCGTCAGGCAGTCGCAACTCACACAGTCTTTGCCGTAGTCTCAGGTACAACGGGAACGTGACATAC